ATTTATTGCTTTATTATTAGCTTGAGTATTATAACTTTGTGTGCCTAGTTTGTCTTTTCTGTCCATCGGAACTACTGGTGCATTAGGAACTGGATGTTTATCAGATACTTTACCACCTTCAAAGTTTTGATCTCGGTTATAAAAAATAGGAGTATCATCATCTACATCATACTCAATATAATTATCGGTCCATCTATCTTTCCAGTCGTATCCTCTTGAAAAATCTTTAAAGAAAGGAACGACAGTTTCTCCTACTTTAATTGCTCCTTTTTTAGCCCCATCTTCTTCTGTTAAAGGATCAACTACTAGACCTGTGGCAAAATCATCCATTAAAGTTAGTGCAGGAGCAAGTCCTGATACGGGAGTAGTACCATAGTCATATCTAACTTCATTAACAGCTTTATCTAAATACCAAGGAATAAATTCTGCAGAAAATAACGCAGCATCAGCCATTTTATTTGCAAACTCAGGAATGTTTCCTTGCGTTACAGCATCAGGATAAAATGTATCATTTTTAAATTCAGCAGAAGAATTTAATTCAAGTTGTAATTCTCTAATAGCTCCATAAACAGGGATAGCTGCTAACATTCTTATTGCTAATGCTACATCACCATTTTCTACTCTTGATATAAGAGCATTAGTTTGTGTAGACTTAGCCTGTGCCCAAGATAAAAAGCTTCCTAAAAATCTAATTGAAGGATCACGGCTTTGTGCAAACAGTCTTCGATTACCGACAGTAGGAATTAAAGCATCACGCTCGGCTGATTTAAATCCTGCTTTATTTAAATATTTTTCAGCTAATTTATCACCTGCCATATCATCCATGTTTTTAAACTTGCCAAGGTATTTAAATTGTGCTTCTGTTAAAGTTAAATCAGACATTTCTTTTTTTAACTTTTGATTTATTTTACTTCCTCTTTGTAATTTTTTACCTATATCATAAGCTCTTGTTGCTCCTGCATCAAATGCAAAAGCTCTTGAAAATCTAGTAATTCTACCAAGTTGGACTAGTTCAAAAAATTTCTGTTGATATGCCATAACTCCACGTTGAAACCCATTAGAATTATTTATATCTACCATCCATGCTTTCATTTCTCTCTGTAATAAACCATTATACTGTCTGTTATTCCAAACAACATCCATGTATTTATCTTTGACTTTCATACTTTTAGGTCGTTTAGCATCTAAACCAAGAGCAGCCGAAGCATTTTGTTCTTTTCTAAATTGTTTAATGTAAGCCGAACTAGCTGCTTTAACACCACTATTTTTAAAAGTTTGTATTATATCACCAAAACTAGGAATAGCTACTTTAGTTAGTTTAGTTGTTGCTAATACGGCTTGTAGTAAAGCTACTGTACTAACCCCTAATGAATTTTTACTTAAACCACGTTCAATTTGAAATAATCCAAAGTATGCTTCAACTGAATCTTTAACATCTTTAATTTGTTGCTTTGCAATGTTTTCTAAAGTTAAATTCTGACGAGTTCCAATTCCTAATTCTCTTCTAATACCTTCAAATACATCTTGAATACCTTCACCTTTAGGTCCAAATACTCTAGAAAATTCAGCTACAGGAACAGTTTGTTCAAACAAAGATTGTAACGTATTAATAGGATCAGCTTCAAAATAATCTCTGTTTGCTAGATAAGCCCTAGCTTCTTGAGAATATAAAACTCTTTCGTTTTCAAAATGTCGAGCTGCTGTAATAATTAAATCTTCACTTGCACTATCAGCACTTCTAAACATTGCTGCCCTATCATATTCTTTATTTAATATTTTTGTTTCATCTAAATCCCATAAACCTGTTTTTCGTATTTCTTGAGAACCTTGAATATACCCAGTAGCTTTATTTTTTGCCCATCCAATAAATGTACTTACTTCTGTAAAATCAATGTCTATTTCTGGATATTCTAATTGTTGTAATGTTAATTCTCTTTCTTTACGAGCTTGTAAAATAAATGAATCTTGATATTTTCTTATGCCTTTTAAAGCAATAGCTTTTTCAACATCTTGTTGTTGGAGCATGTTTGTAATACCACCTCTAACTTTAACAAAATCATCAAATGCTTCAAGATCATCAATATGTACATTAACTTTTATTTCTTGACCATCTTTCACAAAAGCTCTTGCAATAAGTTTATTATTGTTTACATCATCTAAAAATTGTAATTTAAAAGCTTCTGTTATATCTCCAAAAGCCTCACTAGACTGTACTCTTTCAGTTTTAATTAATTGAGTTAAACCATATTGATCAGTTTCTTTTAAATCAATACCGGTAGCTTTAGTATATTTTTTAAATTCATCAGTAAGATTAATAATTTTAGTTGCCAAAGCCTGCGCTTCTACATTTTCTAAATCACCAGATTGTAAAAAAGAATGTTTAGATGTAATCGACATATTTTTATTATTAACTATTCTACCTGCAGCTAATACAGTATCTTCGGTTGCATCTCCAATAATTTCAGGTAATGCTACTGCATTCCAATAATTTAAAGCTTGTGTTTTTGCAGACTCAACAGACGTTCCTAAAACTTCTCCGGCTTTAACTCCTGCTCCTTGCATATTAAACATACGAGCACCAAAAGTTTGTACAGCTCGAACACCGGCTTGTAATTTAGCAGCGTGTGTTCCTGCTGTCATTCTTTTTAAAGTATTAAAATAACTTTTTCTATAAATATCTTCTCCAGTATTTAAAAATTGTCTTACAATTCCTTCGTTTGTTTTTTTAATTTTAAAAGGTGTAACTTGTATTTTTTTCTGAAGACCTCCTAAAAATGCTCCCATAGCAGCCATCCAATAAATATCTGCTATTTCTGTTTCTTCATCAGCAGTAACAATTCCTATTGTTGCACCTCCTACCATTCCAAATAAAGGTCTAACAGTTTCGTACATTAAAGCAGTAGCAAAGTCTTTAGTCATTATGCCTTTTTCAAATCCGGCTTTTAAACTAGAGTAACCAATTTCTGCAAAATTATTTGGCACTTGTTTTAATAAAACTTCTTCTAATTTATCTGTGTCTTTTAAAATGTTATCGTCTAATTCTTTTGTTATCTTTTCTAATTCTAATTTTCTCATTTGCTGAGATCGATTAGGTTTTTTTGTTTTTTGAAGTTGTTTTAATTCTTGATCTAATATAAATTTATTAGCTTTTTGAACATTTATAGTAGTGTGTAATAAACCTGCACTTTGATTACTATCTAAAATATTAGCTATTACTTTTGAATTTTCAATAGCTGTAGTTTTTCCTAAATCTTCTAAGTCTGCTTTTTGTTGAGCATTTAAATTTAATTCTGGTTCACCATCAATCTTAACAGGTTTTTTAATTTTCTTGCCAGACTTATCTACGACTTCAACGACTTCATCTGCTAATTTACTAAACGGAGATATTAAAGAACTAAGATAAGTTCCTCCACCGCCCAACAAAGCAGCAGCAGCTAGTGATGTACCACTAACTTTACCATATAAAGCTTCTTCTCTTAAAGCAACGTCTGCTGTTGCAATACCCGCCCCTGCTGTAGTAATCCCTACTTTACCTAACTTAGCAAGTTTTGTCCAAGGTATTAAAAAAGTAACAGGATCAACTAAAGCAAGTGCCATACGTCCTGCTAACATAGCTCCTGTTTCTTCTTTGCCTGCAAATTCTGGAAACAATTCACGAAGTTTTTGTTGACGTTCAGCTTCTATTTCTTGAGCTATTTCTGAATAAGATTTTTCACTTACTAATGATTTAAGTTTAGCTTTACCAAGACGATATAAACTACCCAGAACTGTAGGCTCTTGAGCCATTCCATATTTAAACTCTCGTTTAAAAGAAGCAACTTCACCTGTTTCGGTAAGAGGAGTTCTAGTTTCTTTAGAAGGAGCATCTTGTAAAAAACTTTCTAAAGACAAACGATCTTCTGTAGGTTTAGATTGTATTTCAATAGGTTGCGTTTCTAATTGAGGTGTACTATTTAAAAAGTCATCTAGCGAAAAAGATGGTTGATCAACTTGTTCTTCTTCTACATAAGTTTCTTTTTCTTCTTCAACTATACGAAGTCGTTCCTCTTCTTCTAATAACCGAAGTCGTTCCTCTTCTTCTTCACGAAGTATTCTTTCTTCTTCTGTTTCTTCTTGAGGATCAATTAGAATATTTTGATCTTCTAAATAAGGAGAAGAATTTAAAAAGTCATTTAAATTAAATGTATCAGCCATAATAGATTATAAGTTTTTTATTGCTGCTTGAAAATCTTCAACTCTAGTAGGAGTTTGTTTAAACCATGTAGAATCTGCAGCCTCATCTGCTGCTTTATCATACTCTTTAGTTTGTAAAAATTTCCATGTATTTTTATGTATGTTATTCCAATTTATTCCTAGTTGAAAATTAACAGAAGCCAATGCTTCAATAAAATTTAAATCATCAATGTCTAATTCTTTAGATTGTTTTAAAGCTGCAGTCCACGCTTTTATAGAATCTTCTTCTAACCATCTATTAAGTATATTATCAGGAACACGATCTCCTACTTTATATTGTTTATTTTCTTCTTCTGTTAATAAATGCCCTATTCCTACTGTAGGCTTTCCTAAACTATCTAAATAAACTTCGTCTCTAAAACCTTCTCTATCTTTTAAATGTTCTAAAAAACTTTCTGTAGGTTTAAGCTGTGCTTCTCTATTTATCATTTTTTTTTTCACTTCCGTTGAAGTATAATCATAATTGTCTAAAAAGTTTTGAACTTCGTCTGGATCAAGATTAAGAATTTGTTGTTCTCTTAATTTACCATATGGTATAACAGCACCTGCAAAAGGTTCAACAGAACGAGTTAAAGTAGAAACGTTTAAATTTAAACTTCCAAACTGATTTTCAAAAGATTTCAAAAATGCATCAGCTCTATCACTTGCTTCTTTTTTTGCATTATATTCTGAAGCCGGAAGTGTTCGTTTTAGTTTTCTAAGAGTAGGTGAAGATAGTCTAGCTTCTTCCATCTCAGATAATGTTTCTCTAATATCTACTGTTTGCTCTAACTTTTCTGCTCTTCCAGATTCTATATCTACTTGAGTATATGCCAGTTCTTTTGCTGAATAATCTGATCGTTCTAAAACAGTATCAAATTCTTGTAGAAACAAGTTTTTTTGTTCTTCTTGATCATCAGGAAAAGAGTCTGAAATTTTCTGTTTAATTTGATTTACTAAATTAATTTTACGAGATGATGGTATGGTTGGATCGTTTAATGCATTAATAACTTCTGTTGCAAGAGTTACAGGAGTTGCTACTACTACTACTCCTTCCTTTGGGCTATATTTAATAGATATACTTTTAGGAACTTCTTTTCCTTCTGCATTGTTTAATTGATCTAAATCTTCATATCGAACTACATTATACTCACCTTTTTCTATATCATATGATACAGTTTCTAAGATTGCTGTTTTTGTATGCTCTACAATTTCTTCCAGACTACCAGTAGCTTTTAAAACTCCACCTTCAGCTTTTATTCTTTTTTCATCTTGTTTTAATTGAGCTGCATAGTTCCTTTTTATATTATTTTCTAAATGTAATTTTTGATCTCGTGTTAATTTACCCCAAATATCTGTTAAACTAACATCATCGTTACCATCAATGTCCATACCTTTTAAAGGAGTTTCATTGTTTGCATTTTTAGTATTAGTTAGTTTTATTAAATTAGGACTTGTATAAGTTGTAAATGTATCTTTTTGAACTTTATCTTGTTTAACAACTCTAAAAGTTCTAGCTACTAAATCTGCAGGTCCAGCAAAAGTATCAAACTCTTTAAGTGCAGAATTAAAAGTTTCTTTAATTTCAATATCTTTTTCATTTAAATTATAACCTTTATCTTTTGTATCTAACCAGTCTTTATATTTTTTAAAGTTTTCTGCATTTTCTTTAAAAGATTTATTATATTGTTTAACAAGTTCTGGATTAATATTTGCTTTAACTCCTCCTTTTTCAATTTCAGTTAAATTTTTATTATTTGTTTCTGTAATTCCAAATTTATTTAAAAGTTTACGAATAGAACTAGTATTACTAGCACTCATTAAATCATTAGTTCCTTGATCTAAAATTTGTTTATATTGAGATTTTATAGCTATATCAGTAGTCTTTAAATAACCTTTGTGTTTATTATACGATGCTTGTAAAGATTTAATTGAGTTTGCAGTTCGTCTTTCAATTTCTTTTTGCCAATTAGTACTTGCATCGGAAAGTTCTTTTCCTTCTGCATCTACAAAACTACCTTGAACTCCAGTTGCATATCTACTTCGAGTATCATCTGCATGTTTGTTACTAATAGCATTATATATTAACCCGCCTTTTTTATACTGATCTAAATCATCAAAATTAATAGAAGGATTTTCAGTTCTATATTTATTTAATTCTGTATTAAAATCTGAAGCTTGTTTAAAGTTTGAAAGTTCATGTGCTTTTTCAGCATTTAAATTATTTGTAAAAGTTTCAACTTTTTCTAACGCATTTCTTCTTAAAAATTGATCAGCCACAGAAAATCCTGCCATGACTTGATTAACTCTATCAATTCTTCTTTTTCTTTTTCTAGCTTTCTTACGATTTGCTGCTTGACTAGCTAGTAAAGACTCGCCATAGTCTACTGCACTTTGCGTGGGATCAAATTCTTCTGCCATCTTATTGTCCTCTTGATAATAAACTATCTGAAGGTTCTTCTGATACTCTTTCAGGTTTTGATAATAAGCTATCAGGAACTTCCATTTGTTTTAATTCTTGTTGTATTTCTTGTGGTAATTTTGAACTAGGATTTTGAGGTTCTATTCTATCTCTAGCAATTCTGTTTAAATCTTGTAAAGCTGAAAGCTCTTCTTCAGGACTAGCCTCTTCTATTTCAGGATCATCTTCATCATCAATTCTATATTTAACACCTGCCTTTTCTGCCATAGACATTAACATATACATGGTAGGCTCGGCAAGCAAAAGCATTAAATCACTATTCCATGCTCCTTTAAAAGAACCATCTTGTAATATAGTCTCTGCTAGATTACCCACAGGCATACCATCTCCAAGAGCTGTAACTATATTAATATAGGTTTCTTCTTCTGTCATAAAATCAAACAAAGCATGAATAGCCGAATTTAAAGTTGTATGTGTTGGAGGTCTTTCCCAAGGTAAAGGATTATCAGGATCAGCCGTTAAAGACTGACCGGGAACAGGACCATCCATTTGTCCTAAATGATCTAATATCTCTTGATTTTTAATGTCTACTTGTTCTGTCATATTATGCTCTCATAAATATAGAGTTAAAATACTCTGGGCTGCCAATACCATACATAGGAGTTCCTGTATAGCCTTGAGATGTCCAATCCATTTGTGCAGATTCATACATTGGTAAAGCTGTATCTGCTATATACCCTCCACTAGGAATTAAATCAGTTTCTTCTTGTGTTAATCCAAAATCTGAAGCAACTTTCTGTACTGTACTTAAAGTAGTATAACCTTTTTTAGCTTTGGTTAATAAAGAAGTTTCTTCTTTTGGAATTATATAATCATAAGTCTTAGTAGTCGAAGTTTCCCATGTACTAGGATCAGTAGTTGGATCAAAACCTAAGTCGCTTATTACTTTATCACTAAAAGCAGAAGCCGGAGTTCCTGCTGCACCATAAGTATCATACAGGTTTAATCCGTCAGGAGAAAGTTGAGATTTTAAACTATCTTGTATATTAGGATATTGTTCAAATGTTTGTATTTGATCTATAATTTGTTGATCGTTAGGATTATATCCCGAAGAAACTTTAGGAGTATCTGTTGCTGTAGGTGTAGAAACATCTGTAGAAACATCTGTAGAAACATCTAGATTAGTTCCGTCTGTAGTAGTTGGTATAGGAGATGAAGTCTCTAAACCTAAAAACTCTCTTCCTTTATCCATCTGTTGACCCATCCAGTTTGCTAATTTATCAGAAGCTCCTTCAACATATTCACCGGCAAACATTCCTTCACCACCGGGTCTTGCAAAACTACCACCAGTTATCTTATTCATAGTTCCAGATATAGTATCAGTAACAGTACTATAAGCTTTACCTACCATAGTACCTGCTTTATGAATACCTCTCATTACAGAACCAAATCCTTTTCCTAAAGTGCCTGCCCAATTACCAAATGAGCCCCACCACGAAGCCATCTGTGGCATAATTAACATCATACCTAACATGCCAATAGGACCAAGCTTACCTATAAATTTACCAATACCTTTAAAAGCTTTCTTAAAAGCTTTACCGATACTTTTTAAACCAGTTCTAATTCCTTTACCAATTTTTTTTATAAACTTTTTAATCATATATTATCTCCTTAGTCACCTATGTCTGCTGCTCCATACTTAGCCGTATTAATAGTACTTAGTAAACTTCCAATAGTAGAACTCCAGTTTTCTGCTGCTCCTGCTCCATCATTTCCTAAAGCAGTAGCTAATAATTGAGTCTTACGAGTAGCTTCATTTTGAGCACCTTGCCATTCATAATGATATTTATCTCTATTCTCTTGCCAAATCATAGCCATTGAAGTCTCTTGTAATTTAAAAGAGTTCATTGCATTTTGAAAAGCAACTGCATTATCTGCTGCAGTATTTGCTAAATTTGTTTTTCTTCTCCAATCAACATTAGACATTTCAACCATCTGTGCTTTATCAGTATTAAATTTATTTCTTTCAAACTCAACCATACTATTATGTTTAGAAATATCATTTATCATAGCTGCATTAGCTTTTGATATATCTGCTTCTATACCTATTCTTCTAGCTTCAGCAGCATTCTTAGAACTAGCATTAAAAGATTTCATATTGTTTTCTGCTGCTGCATTTATAGTATCAACTCTTACAGCAATGTCTGACATAAATTTATCAACATCTGTTTCTCTAGTAGCATTAGCATTCTTGGCAAAATTGTCAGCAGCTTGATTACTTAACATGGCTTGATTTCTTGCTTGAGTATTTATAACTCTGCTTTGTTGGTCTAGACTCATATTAGTCATTTCCATGTTTAAGAAAGTTTTAGCATTAGCTACAGCCAACCTTTCATTCTTGTTAAGATTTGCTATGTCCATATTAGCCTGTGCTGCTGCATTCTGTAAAGCTGCTTGCTGTTGTCTATCAGCATTAGTTAAGGTAACAGTTTGTAAAAACTTTTTATTAAATAATTCTGTTTGTTGTTCTGCTTGAAAGTTTGCCATGTCCATGCTAAAAACATTTTGAGCATTTTGCATTCCAACTTGCTGTGCTCTTTGTGCATCAGCTTCAGAAGCTTTAGCTTCAATATCAACTTGTTGCATAACACTTCGTTGAATAGCTTCAGCATTAGATTGAGCAATAGGCATTGCAGACTGTATAATAACATTTAATAAAGCGTCTCTACCAACTGTAGAAACATCCATTCCTCTTGCAGCTAGTCCTTGCATTACAGAAGCGTAAGCAGGTTTAGCCCAAGTAGGAACTTCTCCGTTTTCTATACCTGATAATAACTGAGCCATTTGATTACCCATTAAAGCGTCTGTAGGTAGATTACCAATCATGCCTCGTTCTTCTTCAGTATAAGTCATTAACTCATCTTCTAAAGCTATTGGATCATCACCAAATGCATTTATCTGTTCTTCTGTAAGACCTGCATTTCTTAATTGTTTCTTAGCTTTTAAAACCCTAGGTAAAGTTGTACCTGCATTTTTAATAGCATCAGCTTTAGCTCCGGGAGATATAGTTCCAGTTATAGTATCAGCCAATGATTTAGCTGCTTCTTCATCAGAAATAGTAATTCCTTCTGCTTCTTTTGTTAAAGTACCATCTTGAACTTCTGCGATCATATCAGGAGTAACCTTACCACTTGCAGGATCAAAAACTTTTACATCTTGATCAGTTATTTGTGTTGCAGTATATGTGCCTGCCGTTACATCTGTAGGATCATCAACTGTCTTAATTTCATCTATTGTTGATACAGTTTCAGGAGTAATAACGGGGATTAAATTACCCTCTGGGTCTCTTGCAAAACTTCCGTCTGGATTTTTTACATATCCTCCTGCTTGTTCAGCATCAACTTTTGTAAGAGCAGTATCTCCTATAGATTTCGCTTCCATATCACGAACAACTGGAATAGGGTTGCCGTCTTCGTCTTTAAGAGGATTACCATCTTCGTCTAGCTGATAACCTCCTGCGTGTGTGGCATCAGGTATTACACTTTTACCAGATGCTCCTTCACCCATAACAGAATCATAAACTTCCTTTGCTCCTTGTTTCATTCTAACTTCATCGGCAGTATAGGTATCAGGAATATAAATAGGATCAGCTCCTCCGTCTCCATCTACGTCTTTATCTACGTCTTTATCTACGTTTCCACTATCATCTTTTGTAGGACCTACCCAAGTCTTTGAAGTATAATCAAAAGTCCACCCTGCCTCTACAGCCTCTTGAAATGTATTAAAGCCTGCCGTTTTCCACCAAAGAATATTTTCATCTATGGGTTCTTCGTTTAGATAATCTTCATATTGAGCTTTATCAACTGTTTCCGTAGGCTCTCCATCATCAGGTGGTGGTTGTTTTGTTAAAGCTTTCAGTTGTTCTTGTAATTCAAGCATTTGTTTTTCTAATGCTGAAGAATCAAATTGAGGCTGCTCAGTTATTGCTTTTTGATTAGCTTCAATCATAGTTAATATATCGCTATCATCATATAGAGGTTGGTTAGCTATAGCTTTTTCATTAGCTTCAATTGCAGCCAGTATATCTTTATCATCATATGCAGGTTGTCCTCCTTCAGCTATAGCTTTTTGATTAGCTTCAATTGCAGCTATTATATCTGAATCATCATATAATGGTTGATCAGCTATTGCTTCTTTATTAGCTTCAATCATAGCTGTTACTGCATCAAAATCATACTCTACATTTGCTCCTGCAGCTATTGCTTCTTTATTAGCTTCGATCAAGGCTTTTATCGCTGCATCATCATAGGTTGCACCTGCTGCACCTGTTTCTCCTTTTTCTCCTTTTTCTCCCTTTGCACCTGCTGCTCCTGCTGCACCTGTTTCTCCTTTTGCACCTGCTGCTCCTGCTGCTCCTGCAATTCCTGCTGCGCCTGTTGCACCTGTTGCACCTGTTGCACCTGTTGCACCTGTTGCTCCTGCTGCGCCTGCTGCACCTGTTGCTCCCTTTGCACCTGCTGCACCTGCTGCTCCTGCAATTCCTCGTTCTCCTCTTGCACCTGCTGCGCCTGTTGCACCTGTTGCACCTGTTGCTCCCTTTGCACCTGCTGCACCTGTTGCGCCTGTTGCGCCTGTTGCGCCTGTTGCGCCTCTTATAAACTCATCTTGTGCTTTATTAATTTTTTTCTGTGGTTCAGTCTCTATTGGTAGTGGTCTTTTTGTTTTTGTTGTAGATGCAGAAGTAGTCGCTGCTTTTTTTGTTTCTTGATATTTTTGAAACTTTTGGTTTAACATTCCTTCTTCAGCAGAACCACCCGGAGCAAGTTTTACACGACCACCAGTACGATAGTCTGCACGATCACCACGATAACGTGCTCTACGAGTAGCTCGTTTCTTTGCTTTTAATAATTTACTTTTTGCCATTATTTAACCTCGAATAACTTGTCTAGTTTCTCTTCAATTTTGTCTAACGTGTCAAACACTCTGTCCATGCCATCAGATAGTTCTTTTTTTGTTACATATTCTTTTGCCATCT